ATATACAACATTCTCTTGAGCCATATTACAAAGATAAGTCCTTTTTATTCGGGCCTATTCTCGGAGGAGAAATAAATTTGTACCAAAGCATTAATACAACAACTTAACCTCCGGAATAGGGTTCTATTTCCAACGCTGAGACTCGTTTTCAACGGCTTTCTCAACGTGGTCTTTTTCAATTTTATTCAATATTTTAGCAAGATAAATTCCGGCCTTTGTAAGTGTCCCCTTTTGTTTATTAGCCCCAATTACATAAGAAACCGTTTGGTCCTCGTTGCCACAAAGTACGCCGTCCTTTTTAATGAAAACAAAATTCAAAGTATATTGACAAGTAACATTCCCGAGTTGATCCAAGGCAATGGCAAAGCGCCAAAAATAGTCCGACAATTTTCTCGGGTGCAATATCAAAGTCCAAAGTATTGAAAAGGGAGTGAAAACCCCAACCAATAAAAAGGCTATAAGTGTTAAAATTACGTTTATCATTCTCCGCTATATATAGTTAATAGTTCCGTTTTTAATTGCTCTGTATAATATGACTTTTGAGCAAAGCCGTCATTTTCAAAGGGCGTCCCGGCTTTGTTTGTCAGCCAATTTATAAAATCATTGTGAGAAAACCTCTCGTAATTAAATAAATGCGTTGCCGTGTCTTTTCCGAAATCTTTGGAAACGTCAAGGCTCAACAAGTCTTTGCGAACATAATTCAAAAAAACGTGTTGCCTCATTCGTTCAACAATACCTCGGCGGCCCTTATATTGTCCTTTCAAATATCCGTCGTCAATTCCGTACGTTTTTATAAGCAATAGTTTTGCGTGTTCAATATCTTGCTCGTCTGAAAATACGCTCATTCGCAATGCGTACGGAACATATAAAACCGTGCGACAAAACGTTTCTTTTTCCTCTTGTGTTAAATTACCCCAACCCGAAAAATCAATTGTCGGGTAACTCGGGTTTGCCTTTATAATTAATATTGAAACTATCTTTGGCAAAACAAAAATATAATCTAAAACTTGCTCTCCGTATTTCTCCCAAGCAACGGCGTCTCCGCTCTTGTCAACCCAAGACTCGTCCGGAGCGGTTTCGGAATAAGAGGCCGCCGGCAATTCAACATTTTCGATCCAAAGTTTTTTTGCCATTTCTTATATGTTAATACCAAATGAGCGCCAACGCTGAGAAACAGTGTCGTAAACAAGTGCAATTCCCTCGTCAGGCTGCAAATTCTTGTCGTTGCCTAATAAAAATCTATTGCTCGCCGAGCTTGCCGCGTCATTGTTTTTTATTGTTATTGAGTTTGCCCCGGACGAAACGTTGTAAATAAGAATATACCAACCAAGCGCTATGTCCGGAGGGACAAGGCCCGTAATATTTATGTTTGCCGTTGCATTTAGTCGAATTAAAACAAAATTATCTAATGTCCCAATTGAGTAGTTGTTTTGACTTACTCCCAATGTCTCAGTTATGCTCCCTGTAAAAAAAAGGGAGCCGCCTATTGCGTTGCTATTTTTTATTATTTTACTCATCTAAATACTTCCATAATCGTTGCGCCTCCGCTTGAAGCCGGACTCTCCCAAATTCCGCGTATTTCCCCCGTGTAACGGTCCTCAATAAGTATTTCGTCTTTTTTTAACATTATAGGAGTCGGAATTGTCGCCGTTCCGGCTGCAAGTCTTATATGTAAATTTTGGTTCGACGTGTTTCTTATATATACCTCTTTTCGGTTTAGGTTTTGACCTATTAAAGTAACTGACGCGGCGTTTGCAGCAACAAAAGGGAGTCCGCTATAAGAGTTCCCGAAAGTGCTTTGAGAATAAAGCTCGTCGTAAATGGCTTGCAATTTAGTCTCAAGCGTGTCGAGGTAATCTCTAACTTGAATAAGTGTCGCCTCGGTTGCTCTTGTTGAAAGAGCAACGTCTAAGTTGTCGGTCTTTGCTTTAATTAAGTCAAGCACGCCCTTAATAAGCAATTGAGTCGCCTCTAAATTTAACCCGGTTGTATTTGTTCCAATTGTTCCGAGCAATGTTTCGATCCCGTCAACGAAACCCTTTATTTGAACAAGGGTTGTTTCGGTTGCAAAGTCTTTTCCGTTTAATGTAGTAAGCAAACTCTCGAGTCCGTCAACATACCCGTTTAAAAGAGTTGCAAGGGCAATTTGCGAGTCTTGCTTTGCCTCGGTTGCAAGTCCCGGAGGAAAAGAAACGCTCGCCGAGAATGAAGGGTAAAAATATAGTTTCCCGAGCTTTTCAATTAGGTCGTTTCGGCTTGAGTTTGCCGGAGTTGTTACTTGTTGCCAACCAAATTTTAAAACCTCCCGTTGTTCCAAAGGAGCGCTCGAGTCGGTTATTATTATGAGTTCGGTGTCTGAAATATGGGGCAATACATTCATTGACGAGTCAAGAGAAAATTTCCTCGTCCCGTCGTCAACTATAACCTTGCCGTTTGTGTCCTTTGTAAATGTTATTGCCATTTAACCAACGTTAACGTTAAAATTTTTATTCGATCCTTTCTTGTCAAATTGCCCGGTAAACTCTAAGGTCCACCAAAGCCAATTTACCCATTCGGCCCATTCCGTGTCCGTCAGTTTGTCCGGATCTATTTTAAAATAGAAACGGAGTAAGAAATTGTTTTTTTCAATCTCGAACCCCGTCTCAGGTATTTTTGTTGACTCTAATTTTTTTTTAAAGAGGCCTCTTTCGCTTGTAACATTGGTACAATTGCATTTGACGCGCTCCTTAAATTATCAAAGTCATTTAGTATTGAGCTTAGTTCGTCGCCTCCTATATAAAGAGCTTTCAATAAAACCTCAGTTGCTTGCAACTCGTCCTTTTGAATTACTTTTGAAACCGCCGTAAACGTCAGCCTGTCAAGTTTTCTCAGGTAAATAGTTGCCTTCTCTGAGCCTTCCTCATTTGTTGGAATTTCGAGCGTGTAAACCGTCCCGTGTTTTGCTTTTAGTTCGTCGAGTGTCATTTTGCTTTGTTTTTAGTTTCGACAAATATAAACAAAAATTAATTCCATTCAACGTGAGAAATAAGCAAGTCAATTTCAACCGGGATCGACGTCTCGCCTTGTGAGCTTGTACGAACGTTATTCATAAAGCGCGCGTTTCTTAAGACGTGCTTTCTTGGAACAAGGTTCGTGTCAAGGTACGCAACAACAATGTCAAATTCCGGGATCTTGTTAAGACGCCCGTCCGGAGCCGCAGTCTGCAAAGACTCGACCTCCTCCATTAACAAAGTTATTTTTGCGGTCGGCTCAATTTTGCCGTAACCTCTCGATACGGGACGCTCTCCGGCTCCGTAAACGTTCTCCATTGCTTGAGTCTCAGCGTACTCAATTGCCGTAACTCCGACAACCGGAACCCCGAGAATATTAACGGTAATGTCGGCCCATTCGTACGACTTTCCGTTTATTAAAGGTGTTATATTTATTGCCATTTTGTTAAGCTATTTGAGTGGTGAAACTTACATTTACCTCAATTGTTCTCGCAACGCCAACCGGCACCAACGAAACCGCAATTGTTATTTTACTTGTCGCAAGTACGTCTTGAGCCGGGTTTATTGTTACGCCAAAGGCGCTCAACTCTCCGTCTCTTTCCATTGCCTCAAGAGCGCGTTTTGCAAGCGTCTCAAAGTATGAAATTGAGTCCTCGGTCAAGGTTCCGTCTGCGTTAACTTTTATCGGACTTGAAAGGGCCGGCAATAAAAAGGCTCTCATATTACGAATAGCCTTGTCAATTGTACGGTTGTTTTCAATATACGCAAAGTCATTGCTTACTGAAATAGCGCTCGCCGAGTCGTTGAAATACGATCCGTCAACGCCTTGGTGTTTTCTTGTGAAAATATATCCCTTTAAATCAATGTTATTGATTAACGAGTTTGAAACCGAACGGTAATTTGTTCCGTTTGCAAATGCTAACAAGTCAAGCTCCGTGTTTGCAACGTTGAACTTGCCAACCCAAGAAATACTTTCGTGAACCGCGCTCAAAGATACGGCCCCAAGGGTTGCCCCGAGTATGCCTATTGATTTTCCAAAAGCGTGGTATAAAGCCGCTCCCTCGTTTGCGTAATCTTGCCCAATTGTTGCGGAAACGTTTTTGTTGTTTAACGCGCGTAAATCTGACAAAGTGCTAAGGTCCGTAACGGCTGAAAAATCACCTTGATAAATAATAGACAAAGGCTTGTTTTCGCTTTCCAATTGAGTCGCCTTGCTTTGCAAAGTTGTCAAGTGGCTTGTTGCAAATGCAACCGCGTGAACATATACGCCCATTTGTCTAATTTTACCGGCTGCAAAGTTTTGGATCGTAACAACCTCGTCAAACGTTACGTTTGGAGAGTAAACCCCAATTGTAAGGTCGCCCTTTGGTTGAATACGGAAATACTCCGCAACGTGGTAATAAAGTACGTCAATTATCGACGCAACGCCTCCCGAAAATTGAACCAATGTTGTTGTCGCGGTGCCAACAATTACGTTACTAATAACATAAGAGTTTGCGCCAACTCCCGTACCGGCCGGAGCCGTAAGGGTAACAACCGGACCAATATTTGAAGCCGTATAGCCGTGTGTTGTTGTTCCGTCGTTTATAGACGTAACAATTGCAGCGGCAACGGTTGTAGTTGTCGGGGTTGCCGGAACGGTCGCGGTGCCAATGGAAACAAGAGACGTTCCGTTGTTAACTTTAGTCTCAATAGTGTCTCCTACGACTCCGGCGCCTGTAACGGTAATAGTTCCCGTTGCCTTGGTTTCGCCAACGTGTGTATTTACGATACCCAAATTTTCAGCCTCCTCAACTGAGAAAACTTGCTTAATTCGGTCGTTGCTTGCGAAACCGCTCGGCAAAGTAGCGGAATAAAAAAGGAGTGAACTCACAAAGTCCTCTCCGGCCAAAGGACGACCAAGGCCGCCTTGTCCTCTATTAAAAATTATTTGGTTTGCCATTACTTAGCTTTTTTAGAAGGTTTATCCTCGCCTTTTGCAACCGGAGCGCTTTCCTCTTTCTTGCTTTCCTTAACTGAGACAAGCTCGTCGTTTGAAAACTCAAAAAGTTCAACGTTTTTCTCCCTTGCGTTATGCGTGGCGAAATGTCTTTGTTCGGCAAAAAACACGTTGCCGTCGGCGGTAACGATAACCGCCGAGGACTTATTTACGTGTGTTTGTGCCAATTTTAGTGCTTCGTTTTTTGTCATTGTCTTAATTATTAAGCAATTTGAACCAATACGGCAATCCCTTTCTCGTCAGCGCGTAATTTTGCAGCGCCAAGCATAACAAGGCCGCTCAAAATAATACCATAATACTCAGGTTTTCCGCGTCCGTTGTCTCCGGAGTCAGAGAATACCTCAATTTGTCCCAATGCTTTAGCAACATAATCAACGTGCCAAGCAATGCAACCCATATTGTCGGTCGCAGCTCCGGCCGCTCCTACTGCTTTAAGTGTCGGAGTTGCGTCATAAACAACAACCGCCGGACGGATCATAATATCGAAACCAAATAATTGAGCAACAACTCCCGTTGCCAATGCGTTAACTTGGAAACCATTGTAAGACGCTCTTACGATCTCAGAAATTGTAAACAATTGCCAAAACATTTCCGCTTGCATTAATAGCTTGCGTCCGTTTCTTGGAACGTTATCCATATCCAAACGCTTTGCAAGGTTAGCAATATCCTCCAAAGCAACTGCCTTACGAGTTCCCGTTGCCGAAGGAGCCAAAGCGCTTGAACTGTTTGGTCCACTTGTACGAATGATACGACCACTTGTTGAGGTTGCCCATTTGTTAGCAACGAATGTTCCAACGGTCTCAGAAAGAGTGTTGATGTGTTGGCCCATTACCGAGTTGCGTTTGTCGTAAGACACTTGCAAGTCGTCAAGGTTTGTAATCAAAATCGGATCGGTTGAGTATTGATCCAAGTTATACGTCAAGTCCGAGTCAGTACGTTGAGTAATTGTTGCCGGTAAAGACGAACGGTTTATTGCCGTTGCCGGGTTTGCTCCGGCTTGCGGAATGTGAACGGTTTTGTTTGCAACGAAACCGTCGTGAGACGTACTCATTGGTACGAATAAACTTTGCGAGAAAAGATTTTCTTGAATATCTTGTACCCAAATTTCTGTTTGTAAAGCCATTTTTTTAAAATTTAATTAGTTAGTTTTTTAGTTAGTTTCTTATTTTGTTTTTTTGTAATACTCGTTATACAAACGGTCGTACTCCTCGCGGTTGTTTTTATACATATTCGCTAATTCTTTCGGAGCTTTTTTCTCCCAAGTACGAATGTTCCAACCTTGGCGGTTCTCGCCTTTGTTCTCAACTTTTTCAACTTTGTCAAGAATTTTAGCGGCCTCTTTTACTTTCGTAACAACAAAAGCGTCAAGAGAATTTTTCACCGTTTCAAAGTCAAGTTTTGCCATTTTTACAAATGTCTCTTTTGACTCCTCTTTAATTTTTCCGTCTTTAATAGCGTTCTCAACCAATGTGGTTGCCTCAGCCGTCAAAGCGTTTTCTTTTGCTTCGTTTTCTTTGTCTGCAATCTCTTTAAGTTTTGCCTCAAGAGTTGCTTTTTCAGTTTCAAGAGTTGCAACCTTGGCGTTTGCCTCGGTAACTTGCGCCTCAAGAGCAATTTTTTCTTGTTCCGTCATTTTATTTGTTATTGGTTCGTTTATTAGTTTGTTGTAAATTGTTACAAGGTTGTAAAGGTTTCGGCGGTTGCTCTCCTCAATTTTAAACTCTTTAGCCGAGGAAATAATTTCGTCAATGAAACCCATTTTAAGGGCCTCCGCAGCTCCGAGCCAAGTTTCGCCGTCCATCATAAAGGCAATTTCCTCTTGAGTTCTCTTTGAGCGTCCCGATATTATTTTTACAAGTGTCCCTTTAATGTACGAAAGTACGTCGTCAGAAACCCCGTCTCCGCTTGGGTTATGTAGCATAAGCGTACCATAATCAAACATTGAGCAAGTTTTCCCGGCCATTGCAATAACTCCGGCAATACTCGCAGCCAAGCCGTCAACGTAAGTGTGAACGGGAGCCTTACTCGATAACATTGCGGAAATAATGGAATAACCCTCGTAAACGTTGCCGCCTACTGAGTTAATTCGGATATTAATACGATCTACTTTTGCAACGTCATTCAAATAATAAATTTCGTTTGCAATTGCGGAGCCGTCAACGCCTTTTGTCATTGAGCCGTCAGGCGAATAAGTGCAACCAATTTGGTCGTACAACATAATTGTTGCAACCCCGTTGATAACATTGTTTATATTTTTCTCCATTACTTGCATTAAAACAAAATTAATTCAAAGTATCTTTATTGCCGTAGTTTGTTACAACAATTCAAACCAATTTGTTACAAATATGAAACGCAACGTCCAAAAAAAATCTCAAGAGTTTAAGATCAAAGTAACAACATACATTCAAGGCTCGGTAAAAAATAAATTCATTGAGGAGCTGCAATCAAAAGGAATAACCGAGGCCGAACTTGCCCGACAAATTCTCGAGCAACATTTCAGCAATAAAAACTCAAGGCATATTTATTAAAGCGCCCTAAAGTTTACTCCGTCAAGAGAGATAATTGTTCCGCTCGATACCGACGTAAGGGCGTCAAAGCGTACCTCTCCATTTGAGCCAACTTGTAAACGTACTGCAATGCTATCATTTGGCGGCGTACCTCCAACGAAAGTTTGAACCGCTATTGCAAATACTTTATTTGTCGCCGGCCTGTAACCAAGTGGCAAAGTAAACAACAAAGTATTTGATCCGGCAAGAGCAACAAAACCCGATAAATAAACTCGGTTAATTGTGTCTTTGTGATACGTTGGCGTAACTGAGCCGGCCGTATGTGGCGCGGTTAATGTTGGCGTTATTTCTGCGGCCTGAGCAATGTCAGCTTTTGCAGCAAGAGCCGCAAGAGCCGGAGCGTTTAACTTGGTAACAAGACGCTCGGTTGTATCGAAATTAAATAGTATATATTGACCTCCCGGAGCTGACAATGACGTTGAGGAAACTTGCTCCTCATAAACGTTTTGCGTTGATCCGTTGAAAAACGTTTTCGTTGTAATTACGGCCGAACCTTTGTGAACATAAACAGTGTAAGCGCCTGTATATCCTGAGAATTTAAGTATTTCTCCGTCGGCCCAAAATAAACCCGAGGCAATTGTAACGTTTCCTCCTCCGTTGTCTGTTGCGGCCATTCCGTCAATAACATAAGCGTTTGCACTTACGCCGTGAAAGAAACTCTCAATTGAGTTATAA